TTCAATACTTGTTTTTCAGCTTTTGCGTAGTCTTCCATAAATTCTGAAATTAGTACAGATTTTCTACCTTCCATTTTTTGTTGTTCGTCTTGCATGGTTTTTTGTATTTGTTGTATCTGTGGGTTTTGTTGCAACTGTTGCATAGCTTGTGGGTTGTTACCTGCTTGCATTTGCATTTGTTGTAATACTTGTTGCAACTGTTGTAGTTTTTTTAACTCTTCAGCAAACTCAACCTGAACTTGTTCAGCTGCCATCAACTGTATGTGCTGCATGCAGTTAGTTTGTAACGCTGCTAAAGCTGCTGGATTGTTCCTACAAACAAGGGTGCCCATAAACTGTAAGTGTGATTTCATATGTGATTGGTGATCTTGTTTTGGAAATGCTTGAAATTTTTTACCACCTAAAGACATTACATTTTCTGTTGCTGGATCTACTGGCACTGGTGGAGCCGGTGGTGGTAATAATTTATCAATATCTTTTACACCTAACGCTTCATACATGTGTTTGTATGCATGATAAATATTGTGCATTTTTGGATTAGACATTGCCAACTGTAATTCTGTTTGTGCAATTGTAATTCTTTGTGTTTGAGAAAATATGTTTGGATCAGCTACAGGTATAATATCTATTCTCTCGTCAAAGTCTGTTTGGAATATTTGTCTTTGTCCACCAACTACGTCGTATGGATAAGCAGGTGGCATATAAATTTTAAATGTTTTTGCTAACAACATAAACTCACATTTCATCGCTGCGTACAATCTTTTGTGTATCGCTGACATAACCCGCGATCCACGCTCCAATAACGCAACAGTCGTTCCAACTGCTGCACTCTGATTACCGTCACCAACTTGCATGTCTGCAATGCTCGCGAATCTTTGTCCTGACTCTACTACCGTGCTCAATAGTTGTAGAAGCACGGCGTTCGGACCGTTGAATGGTAAAGGCATAAACGCGTCTCTAAGATTTCCACCAGGTGCATCAACATCACGAAACTCGCCCGGCTGCAACGGTTGTGCTTCGTCTCTGACCCTGATGCCTCGCATCTTGAATCCGGCTGGTAAATTTGACAAGGTGCCGGCGTCTAAAAGTTGTCTAAGAGCTGCTGTTGCAGTTCTGGACAAGCCGCCGATCATGTGGATTAAGCCGAACCCGTAGAAACCGAGTCCTGGTAGAAATTTAAAATGCACGAAATAATCTTTTCTGCGTTTAGCAGGATCGTTTTGTGCAAAATTACGTCTGATAGATAACACAGTGCTTGTGTCTTCTTCAATAGTTACAATGTATGGTAATTTTAAACCTGATGGTTCTCCTGTTTGTGGGTTCATATCTTCAAACCCTTCAATATCTAATTCACAATGACACTCTAACAGAGTGTGTACTTCATCAAGGTTGCTTTTAGATGTTCCTTGTATGTCGTCTTTTGTATCTCTAACTTCATCAGAACTATCAATTGATCCTTCGCCAACATCAACATCTTTATAAAAACCTGTAAGCTGTTGTCTTCTTAATTCGTTAGATGTCATTTTAATTGTATGAATAATTGTATCCGCATCATCTAATGATGTTGCTGTGTATGACACAACCAAATCTTCTGCTGGCACAAACTTAGATACGCATCTTCCAAGAGCTGCATCATAATAAATCTTTTTAAATGTAGAACCTGATAGTGGTAAGTTAAATAACATTTGATCAAACTCAGGTTCATACTCCTTCATTTCAACCATAGTTTGATAATTCATAAAATCTTTTACACGGTCTGCTTGTTTCTCTCTTGCATCATCAACCATGCCAATAATTTTAGTTCTAACTGGACCGTCTGCAGGTAATAATTCTTTATAAGCTAAAGACTGAAACTGTGTAACTGCTTCTGCAAGAACAGGGTGTGTGGCACCAGATGCACCTTGGAAAGGATCTGATCTGTTTTCATATTTAAAACCTAACAGGTCTAAACCTTTTGTGTATGTATCTTCCCAATCAGAACGAGAGCCTTTGTATTCATCATAACTGTTTTCTAAATCAGATGAAATTTCATTTAATATATCGTCTTCTAAAAATTCTGCTAAGTTAGCTTCGTGTTCTTGACCTCCTGCCATGGCTGCAGTCATTGGGTCAAAATCAATTTCCGCTCCACCGTCGTCTGTCATTTCAATATCAACGTCACCACCCTCTTGAAACTCTTGTGGTTGTTCTGCCATTAACTCTACTTCTTCGTCGTAAACAGTTTTTGGAACTTTAATTTGATCTTCTAGTGCTTTATCTATTGCCATTATTTACTCCTAAATAAACTTCCCATGCCATCTGACATTGGTCCTTTTAACGGTGGCAGTGTACCACCTTTTGATTTTTTTGTCCTTGGTTTAAATGGTATAATATTATCTTTTCCTTGATCTCTTAATCTATTTAATTGTGTAAAATCTGTTTGTATAAATTCAGGTGCACCTTTAACTGGTTTTGGTGTCAAATCACCACCTAATCTTTCTATCTCAAGTAAGTCATCCATTCTTCCTAGAGCGTCATCCATGTATTCTAAATAGTCATTGTTTAAACCAGAAACAGGATTGTCAATTTGTTTAGCGACTTTGTCTCTCATAGCTTTTGCAAGTTTTGTTCTTTGTGCTTGAGTCATTAAACCAAGTTTCTGACCTGTTAGTATGGCCTCTGCTTCTCTTAAACTTGTGTTAAGTCCTTCACCTGTTGCTTGGTCTACAACTTCGTCAGGAACTCTTCTAAGTTGATCATTAAATATAATTTTAAACTGATCATCAGTAACGCCTTTTGTTGTTACGTTTTGTTTATAAGTTTGTTTCGCACCAAAAGGTTTTATTCCTCTTTGTGCAAGTTTAGCTGCTTCCATAATACCTTTACCAATTAACGGGCCACCTGCAAACATATTTACTCTTCCACCTTGGCTCATCTGTGGCTCTGATCCGCCTTCTCTAAATAACATTCTTATAAATTTCTCTGATCCTTCTGGATCTTCTTTTATCATTCTTTGTAATTTTACATTGTCATCTACCAGTATTGCTCTAAATCTTTCGTAGTCGACTAGCTTCATCATAGCGCCTCTCATAGCTTCGTTGTACCTAGGTGATTCTTGCACCATGTCATACAAAGAATCTAATCGTTCAAGTGAAACTCCTTCGTTCCTTGAAATATTTTTAATTTGTTGCGCGTCACCTATAATGTCAGATCTGTGTCCTGTTTGGAAAGGACCTTTGTTAACCATGTTTCTTTCTAAAAAAGGATTTATTCTTCTTAGTAATCCCATTATGCCACCTTTAAATTTTCCAACACGTCCACCTGCTGCTTTTTTTTCAAAAGGGTTTACAAGAAATCCTGGGTCTATTGGAATTGGTCCAAAATCTTTAGGTGCTGATTTATAAAAATCAGGGTGTCTTTTCATTTCTTCTCTTAGTTTTTTTAAATACTCCTCAAAAGACGAACCTCCGCCAGACATTTCAACACGTCCACCTGCTGCATTTGGTTTTCTTGTTGGATCAATAAGAATTGGAAGATCGTCTTGATTAAATAGTCCTTGAGCTCTTATTTTTTGCATTGCCACTCTGTATTCTTCAACGGCGTTTTTTATTTTTTCAGCGCTTTCAAAATCACCTTTTGCTGCAAACTCTCTCATTCTTTGGTTCATGTCAGTAAGTTGTTGTGTCCCGCCTTGCATTTGCTTAGCTTGGTTTTGCATACGTGTAGCTACTGATCCAAGTCCTTCTCCTGGTTTTGCAAAACCTTTTTGCTCAAGTATTTTTCTCATACCTGGTGACGTATCGGCATCAATAAAGTCTTCCATTAAATCAGTTACAAACTCCTCTCTGCTTCTTTGAGTAGCATCTTGAACTTCTACGTGTGCTCTAATCATATCGTCATCATAGATGTCCATACGTTTAGCACTGCCTGGTTCATAGCCTTCATTAGCTCTTCTAACTATGGCTTCTCTAATTTCTGTTTCAGACTTACCTGTTTCTTTCATCATTCTGTTTATTATAGGTATGTCGGCTATGGTTTTCTTAAACAAACTATCTTCAACCGCTTTGTCTCCTTCAAGGAGTTTAATTTTTCTACCTGCTGTTATGCCGCCCAGTAATGGGTTTTCATCTTGAGATTTTAAAACTTCGTATTCTTTCTTAGTCATCTTGCCTTGGTTTGTAATTACCATGTCCTCATCTACTGTTTCACCCTCTATAATTTTTGATTTTTTGCCGGCAGGTGTTTCAGATAAAATTGTAGGTTTTTCGTTTTTATAAACACGTTTACCTTCTCGGTTTTTTGTCATGCTCATTTCGCCGTAATTTTTAAAATATAAAACTCTATCACCTGGTCCACCTGGTAGATCTGTTAGTCTACCGCCACTGTCGTTTATTTTAGCATAGCGATCCGCGGCGCCCGCTCCACGTCTATTGAAACTAAGCGGGTGTGCGTGCAATCGTTCACTGCTCATGTAACGCGACTCTAGGAGATTAACGAGCTCGTCCATCTTTGATTCGTTTTCTCTATAAAAAAGTTTTGATAATTGTGGGTCTTTGTCTGCATTGTCTATAATTCTATAAGCTTCTCTAACTTCATCTTTTCCAAACTCATCAACTAAGTTTTTTGCAAATACATTTGATATGTTGTCTGTCGTTTCTACAGCTGTTGTTTGTGCAGCTTCTTTGCCTTTACCTTTAAATAAAGAGCCTACGCCTTTTCCTAAAAGTTTTGCAATGTCAAAATATTTTTTAGCCATTAA